TGATTGAGGACATCGTAGAGGTACAGGCACTGTCATCTCTGCGTCAGTTCTACACTGAAGACGCTGGTTACGCTCTGGCTGTACAAGTTGACAATGACCTTCATGCGGCTGGTACTGGTTTTGGTGATGGTGGCGCTGTTGTGTTTAGCCCCGCTGCTACTGACTATCAGCACACTGGCTGTTTCTTTAACGACAACGGCACTACCACTCAGTACACTGATGACACTCTGGTAGCTGGTGACGAGTTTACGGATGCTTTCTTCCGTGACATGATCCAGAAGATGGATGACAACAACGTACCGATGGAAGGTCGTAACCTTATCATCCCGCCCGCTACGCGCAATGCGATTATGGGCATTGACCGATACGTGTCTTCTGACTTTGTATCTGGTGGAACCGTCAACAACGGCTTGATCGGCAACCTGTACGGCGTAGACGTTTACGTTTCTGCTAACTGCCGAACTATCGAAGCTGCTGGTGATAACACTGCATCAAGCGTTGACACTCGTGCAGCATTGTTGTTTCATGCTGAAGCAGTTGTAATGGCAGAGCAGTTGGCTGTCCGCTCTCAGACTCAGTACAAGCAAGAGTACTTGTCTACTCTGTACACTGCTGACACCCTCTACGGTGTTCAGGTGTATCGTCCTGAAGCTGGTTTTGTTTTGGCAGTACCTTCTGCCTAATAGAACTACGGGGGGTCGCAATGGCCCCCTTTCTTTTTTCTTGCTAGGAATAACCAATGGCTAATTATACAAAGACTACTGACTTTGCGGCTAAAGACACGCTTCCGGGTGGTGATACCAATAAGGTTGTTCGTGGCTCAGAGTTTGAAACAGAATTTGATGCTATATCGACTGCAATTGCTACAAAGTCTAATACAGCAGACCCTACCTTTACCGGCACAGTTACCATTCCCACTGTTGATATAAACGCAGGGGCTATTGATGGGACTGTAATAGGCGCTAATTCAGCAGCCGCTGGTACTTTTACAAACCTTACTGCAACAACAGCAGACATTAACGCAGGCACGATTGACAATGCTGTAATTGGTGGCTCTACAGCCGCTGCAGGCACATTTACTAATCTTGTTGCTACAACTGCTGATATTAACGGCGGTACGGTAGATGGCGCTACGATTGGTGGCTCATCTGCTGGCGCAGGAACATTTACTAACCTAACGGCTAGTGGCACTGTTAACTTTAGTGGTGCTACTGTTAGTAACCTTGGAACTATTACAACTGCTAACCTTGATGGTGGTACAGCAGATAACGTTGTTATTGGCGGGTCAACACCAGCCGCAGGTACGTTTACTAGCGTTGTAGCTACTACTGCTGACATTAATGGTGGCACTGCTGACAATGTAGTTATTGGTGGGGCCACACCGGCTGCAGGAACTTTTTCAAGTTTAACTGCAACAACAGCAGATATTAACGGAGGCACTATAGACGGTGTTTCTATTGGTAGCTCTTCTACTGGGGCAGGAGCTTTTAGCACTCTAACAGTAGGTGGAGCTTCTGTTTTAACTAGCGTTGCTTTTTCTAATTTGGATGCTGGTGCGGTTACTACATCTAGTGAAACATTCTCTGATGTAGACAATCAGATTCCAACTAACGCCGCTGTTATTGATTACGTTGCGGCTACCATTCCTCTTATTTCAGAAGTTAATGACCTTAGCTCTGTTGTAACTTGGGCTAACGTTCCTGATGCAAACATTACACAGTCTAGTGTTACGCAACACCAAGCGGCTTTAGCAATTACGCCTAGCCAAATAGCTGGTGGAACATCACCTACGTTTACAGCAACAGCTTCTGGCGCATTAGCCAATGGCGATAAAGTTGTTCTTAATACTGATGGAACTGTTTCTGTCATCGCAGGCGGCACTGGTAGTACAGGTAGCCATGTTACTTTTAACAGTGGCGATACAGAAGAAATTTCTGCTGTTTTTGATTCCAGTAACAACAAGGTTGTTGTTGTTTTCAGGGATTGGGACAACTCTAGTCAAGGCACTGCGCTTGTAGGAACAATATCAGGAAGCTCAATTAGTTTTGGCTCTAAATCTGTATTTGAAACGGGAACAACCACTAATACTGCTATTGCGTTTGATTCTAGTAACAACAAAGTAGTAATAGCCTATACGGATGGCGGTAATTCTAATTATGGAACTGCTGTTGTCGGAGCCGTAAGTGGAACCTCTATATCTTTTGGAACCCCTGTTGTTTTTGAGTCTGCAAGCACTGCCCACATAGTTGCTGCTTTTGATTCATCAAACAATAAAGTAGTAATTGGTTATAGAGATGGTGGAAATTCTGGACAGGGAACCGCTATTGTCGGAACCTTAAGTGGAACCTCTATATCTTTCGGAACTGCTGTTGTTTATGAAGCTGGTGATACTCGAGAAAATGCTATTACCTTTGATAGCAGCAATAACAAAGTAGTCCTTGCGTACCAAGATTTTGGAAATAGCTCACACGGCACAGCTATTGTTGGAACCTTAAGTGGAACCTCTATATCTTTTGGCACTGCCGTTGTGTTTAACGCCGGAAGCACTGATGAAATATCCGCTACGTTCGATACCACTAACAACAAAGCAATAATATGTTATAGGGACGTAGGCAACAGTGAATCTGGCACAGCTATTGTTGGTACCTTAAGTGGAACCTCTATATCTTTCGGAAGCGAAGCTACGTTTTACACTGAAGTAGGCTCTGCGATTATACAGAAAACGTCTATTGCGTTTCACTCTGTCGCTGGAAAAGCCTTAATTTTCTTTCGAGCGAATAATGATGTGTTTACTACTGAAGCCACTGTTTCAGGAACGTCTATTTCGTTTACCGATAACGTAACTATTCAGTCTGATCCGTCCGACTATCCCGCCATTGCTTTCGATTCTAATTCTCAAGCATTTGCTCTGTTTTATAATGATGACCACGGCTCTTTAACAGGACAGGCTCTTGTTAAATCACTAACATTTACTAATTTAACTTCTAATAATTTTATAGGTATCTCCAACGCTGCTTATTCAAACGGTGCAACAGCAACAATTCAAATAGTAGGCTCTATAGATGACGCCCAATCAAGTTTAGTTACTGGATCTGATTATTACGTTCAAACAAACGGTACGTTAAACACTACAAAAGGAACACCAGAGGTTTATGCAGGAAAGGCAATTTCCTCAACTAAACTTGCTATTCAACACCCTGAAGTTGGAGCAAGCCAAAGTTTGGTGTTTATACAAAAATATGAACCGGGCGGCTCGACAGACATTATTGATATAGAGGCGTTTGATACAAGTCAATACAGTGCTTACATGATTCTCTTAGACAACCTAATTCATGCTAGTGGCAATGGAGACTTTCGCGTTTATTACAAGGTTGACGGTTCATACAGAGAAGACAATAAATATAGCCGCAGGCTGATAAGAACCGATCAGCAAGGAACTGGGATAAGCACTAGCGATAACAGCAGTTCCAGCCAAAACAAAATTGATTTAGGCAATGAAGCTGAGTTTACTGGACTAATGCATGTTTTCTTTACCATTTCAGATAATGCTGTACATGACAATACTTTGCTTACATTTGACTTTAATGGACAAAGAAACTCAGGCGGAGAAAACACTTTTGTACAGGGTTCTGCTACCTACTACAACAGTGGTTTAAGTTCTAACAGGTTGGAAGGACTAAGAATTGATGGGTCTAGTAACCTTACAGGGACGGTATCTTTGTACGGAATTAACAAGGGTTAAATTATGAGCCAGCTTAAATGTACGGCAGATGGTCTAGTTCCAATTACTGACGAAGACCAAACTTTTTTAGACGCAGTAAAAGTTCAAGACGAAGAATGGGCCGCAGGAGCTAACGACAGGCTTGCCGCAGAAGAACGTAAAAAACGTGACGCACTTCTCGCAGAAACAGACCATTACGCCTTGTCTGATGTAACCATGTCAGACGCTATGGCAACGTATCGTCAGGCGCTTAGGGACGTACCACAACAGACAGACTTCCCTACGTCTATTACGTGGCCTACGAAGCCTTAAATGAATGGACCCTCTTTCTCTCGTAGCACTAGCGTCCTCGTCGTTCAGAGGCGTACAGCTTTTAGTAAACAAAGGTGCTGAGATTGAACAAGTTGCTCAACAGTTGGGCAAGTGGTTTAGCTACGCATCAGACATAAGACAAGCCGAAAGAGAAGCAGAAAACCCGCCTATATTTAAAAAGCTGTTTGGTGGTGGGTCAGTAGAAGAAGAAGCTCTTAACGCTACTATAGCTCGTAAGAAGCTACAGGAACAAGAAAAGCACATACGTGAGTTGATTGTCTGGGCATACGGTAAAGACACTTACGTAGAAATGATGCAGTTACGTAAGGACATACGTTTACGAAGAGAAAAAGCAGTATACCAACAACGTAAGAAAAGACAAAAGATAGCTGATGGAATTGCTATGGTTGTAGGAGCAGTAGTTGCATCCGGTGTTATATACGGAACAACTTTACTTATAAAAGGCGGTTAACTATGGAAGATGACGGAATGAAAGAGGTCGTAGATACAATTTCTATAGCAACTGGAGTTGGTGCTTTAGCTGGCTTGTTACCCGCAATAGCGGCCTTGTTTACAATTTTGTGGACAGGTATACGCATCTGGGAAACTGAAACTGTAAAGCGTATGAGGGGCTTGTAAGTTATGTGGACAGCGCTTGTTGGACCCATAGCAAACTTGGCTCAAAACTGGCTTGCTAATAGACACGAGAAGTCACAGGCCAAGCACGTAGCTCAGATGAAAGTTATTGAAAACACGGCTACGTGGGAACAGCACATGGCCGAAGCCAGTGGAAAGTCATGGAAAGACGAATGGTTCACCGTTGTTCTTTCTATGCCTTTACTGGCGGTTTGCTACGGAGTAGCTATGGACGACCTGAGTATTATGCAGCGGGTAGGACTAGCGTTTACTGAGCTAGACAAACTACCTGAGTACTACCAGTACTTGCTTTTTGTTGCTGTCACAGCCAGCTTTGGCATACGTGGCGCTGACAAGCTGATGAAGATGAAGGGCAAGTAAATGGCTAGAGAAGGCGACATAAAAACTATAAACGGGGTTCCTCACACCTACGTGAACGGTAAGTGGGTATCGGTAGGAGAACAGAGTCTTACTGAAAAAGTTTTAACAAGCTCTATTGGCTCTGGTCAAGCAGGTGCTATTGCAAGTGTTTTAGACGCAACAGGACCAACAACATCTCCTGCAGGCATAGCTGCTATAGATCGTTTACAAAACCAAGCAGACAGAAAAGCCTGCAACGACTCTGGTGGTTTTTACACGCAAGGCGGTGAATGCCTCCAAGGAGATGAAGCAACTCAAAGAGTTAATAAAATTTTAAACAATCCTGATGCTCCTGAAGTTTTGAAAACAAGGGCACAAAAATGGGTAGACCGAAATCAAACAGAAGACACGGGTACAGGAACCGGGGAAGACGCAGATACTAGACAAAAAACAGACCAACTAGCAGGCGATCTAAACGCAATACTAGGCGGTATTATTGATGAGCAAGTGCTGTCTGATTCTTTGTACGAATCGTTTGCTCCCGGTGGTGATATGCCTGAGCCTGAGGGTTCTGGACCAACACTGACGGTAGATGTTTGGGAGTGCTTAACCGAACGAGGAGGCACATGGGACGAATGTACTAGCTTAGGTGTAGTGCTTCAGTTGCCGGGACTTCCTCAAATTCCTTCTGCTATCTTGGGAAGTATATTTAAGGACGTTACTCTAAAAGAAATAAAAGATATTATTGTAGACGCAGGAACTACTGTAAAAAATGTTATTACTGGTGAGTGTGATCCCGCAAGTGAAATAGAAGACCCAGAGGGCTCAGGAAATTATAGATGCCCTACTATTACTGATATTGTTTTAAGTAAAATTGAAGAAAAGAAAGACGAGTTAAAAGACATTTTTGACCAAAACTGCAACACTTTTACTGGAGAAGGTTGCGGTGTTACCGCAGAGGACGTAATTAAAACTGTTGGTGGTGGAATTACTCAAACTGTTTGGGGAATTATTTTAACAACGGCAGAAGATAAAGTAAAAAGCACAATAGGGCTTCCAGTAATAGCGGTAGGTGAAGACACTACGTGTACTGATGGAACAGTATATGATCCTGAGGCTAATAACGGCATAGGCGGCTGTGTAGAAAGCGGAACAACAACCGGCTTTGGAATGTGTGACCAATTAGACGACTTAGGAAACCAAGTAGAAAAACTAGATTCTGATGGGTCTAACTGTCCGGGGATACAGCCTGATTGGAACCCCGGCGATCCTTGTACTACAGGGCTAGACCCAGATGTTGAAAATGATGGAAAATTAAATCAAGAAGGGACTTGTATTCCTAATTCTACTCCTGTTACACTTTGTGAAGACCCAAAAGCTGAAAATTACGAACAAAAAGGTCCATGTACTTATGGGCCTGAAGTAACAACTTGTCAGGACACACAGGCTGATAACTACGGTAAAGAAGGTGATTGTGTTTATGGCGGCACGGGCGGCACGGGCGGCACGGGTACAAAAGAATACAAATCTGACTACTGTAAAACTCGTGGTCCAGAAGGGGGAACTTTAGTAACACTTTATACTGACGGTTCGCAAGAAGAGTCGTTTAGTGAGGCTTGTTATAAAGCAGCTCCTGAGCCTCCTCCTCCTAATGGTGAGTGCACAGGTGGTAAAGTAAGAAAAACCGAAGACGGCCCGTGCGAGTGTCCTGAGGGTACTGTTGAAAATGCACAGGGTGTTTGTGTCAGTACTAGCACTCCTCCTCCTCCTGATCCTTGTGAGGGAGAAGGCAACGGTAAAGTACGGAATCCCAACACTGACCAATGTGAGTGTCCTGAGGGAACTGTTGAAGATGCTTCTGGAAACTGTGTTAAGCCTACAACCCCTCCTCCGCCTCCTCCGGGAGACCCCTGTGAAGGAGAGGGTAGTGGCAAAGTTACAAACCCTGATACGGACCAATGTGAGTGTCCTGAGGGAACTGTTGAAAACGAGGCTGGAGACTGTGTTATCACGGAATCTCCTCCGAAAGACCCTACAGGCCCTGAAACACCCTCCGGCGGCGGTGGTGGAGGCGGCGGTGGTGGTG